AGCTACTGCTCTTTGTCTAGCTACAAATTCCCTACTTTCTTCTAACTCTGCCCACTTTCTTCCACTATCTCCCATAATCTATAAATCGTTTACGTATTGTTTTAACTGCTTCTCTCTATTTCCATTAAGTAGTGGAAGTAGATCTTTCTTAATCCTAGCCCTCTCTCTAGCTGTCGACCCTCTTCCTACCTTGTCATAGTTTTTAATCTTAAACAATATTGACTTAATCCATTTTATCATAATTTAGTTTTTTATAATGTTACTAACTCCGTTTACTTTTTCGATTACTAAGATATCGTCTGATACATTTTCATCTGTTACATGAGTAATTATCATTACAGCTATACCTAATTGTTTAGCTGAATTAATTAAGCTCTTTAATCCTATAGAATCTACACCTTCAAATATCTCATCTATTGATAGAAAGTCTAATCCTCCGTATTGATGAGTCTTATTGATCATATATCTATTCGCTAATATTGATGCGAATAATAATCTCCCTTTTTCTCCTCCGCTAAATGATGAGTAGGTTCTTTCTACATTTCTAATTATTACAGCTGTGATCTCATCCTTAATAGCTCCGCTTGCTAATACTTTATAGCCCTCTAACTTTACTTTTAAATCACTTCCCATTTCAGTTAAGTATCTGTTTGAATGATACTCTATTACCTCTAATGATTGATTAGCTAAATGAAGTCTAAATTGTTTGAAATTATTCTTCCATTGATTTAGTTTATATATCTCATCTCCAACCTCTACTCTATTACATCTAATGGTATCGTTGCTCAATTGTAAAGCTTTGATATCTTCTTCTAATAAACTTATATCACTTAGATTACTACCTGGCTTTAAACTCTTGATTTCTCTCTTTAGAGAATCTATTTCACTATAACCTCTCTTTATAAGATCTTCATTTGATTTGATCTTAATTTTCTCCAATCTTTCTTTAGTATTATTTTCTAAAATATTATCTTCTAAAGATTTTTGATCATCAATCTCTCTATCATATTCTTTCTTAAGTCTTCTTGATACAGTTTCATGATTTGATAAGTTCTTTCTAATCTCATTTAAGCTTCTTAAAAAAGTACTCTTACCTTCTAATGACTTCTCTTCATCCAGTTTCAGTTCTTTGATAGTATTATAAAAACACTCAACCTGTTCATTAAGTATTTTTTGAGCTGCCTGTTGTGATGCTATTTTCTCTAAGGCTCTTTTCATAATACCATTAGCCTTAACTTTATTACTATTCAAAGTTTCGATATCACCATCTAAAATAAACTCATGAGTACAGCTTGGACAAGTAATTGTTCCACTTAGCTTTATATCAATGTCTTGAATAAAAGTTAATAGTTGATCTCTCTTATCTTCATAAGAAATAATTGAATCCCTAAGACTATCAATCTCATAATCATCTTCTTCAATAGCGTCTCTTAGTTGTTCTTTCTTTTCTAGGTGATCTAAACCTTTAAAGTCATCAACAAGCTTTTGAGCTTCTACTAAAGACTCTTCGATTGATTTAGATTTCTCCTGATGTTCATCTATATCTCTTATCATTAGAGATAAAGTCTTCTCATCATCTTTAAGATCTTTTCGAATCTCTTCATTATGTAAATTTAAATCTTTACATAATTCCTGGCTATCTTTAATATCACCTTCAATCCTGACTCTCTTGGCTGTTAATTTATCGATATCACAATTAATATCTTCAACCTGTTCTTCAAATTCTTCTTTTAGGTCTCTTTCTTTTTCTAAATGAAGAGCTTCTTTCTTTTCTTCAATTCTAGTATCTGTTTGAATTTCTTCTCTTTCTAGTTGATTAAATTTACTTTGTAAGATACTTGTATCTACATCTTCTAATCCCTCGATAATACTAGCATCTGAGAATCTATTAATTAAATCTACTTTCTCTTTATTAGATGATTCAAAGAATGACTTAAACCTACTCTTATTAATTAAGAAGTAATTGAATAAGTCTTCTTTAGAAATATCAAACCAATTCATTATCCATCTCTTTCCATCATTTACATTTGAAAAAGAAACTTCTTCCCAATTACCTTTAAATCCTTGTCTTGTAATTGTAAGTTGATTTGATCCTTTAATTTTAAGTAACCAACTAATATGAATTCTTTCTTTTCTAACATCACAAGATACTATTAAATCAGCATTAGCTTCTTTTTGACCAAATGATATTAATTCATTATCTCTAACTCCTCTTGAGTTTGAAGCTGTAATGCAGAATTCAATCCCAGTCTGTAATCCAGACTTTCCACTTCCGTTTGATAACTGACCTTCGTCTGTTAAATTTCTCCCTTGAATTAGAAGTGGGCGATTAATAAAATCATACTCCAAATCTTCATAAGTAAGAAAGTTTTTCAATATTAGTTTTTCTAGTTTCATACTTTTCCTTCGTAAATCTCAGCTACGCTAAATTGTATAGCTTTCATTAATACTATTCCATCATTTCCAGTATGATAAACATTATTTACCTTTACTGGTATTAGTGAAAAATAACCTCCACTAACGTCTTCTAATACAAAGATATCTCCATTTAAGATATAATGCTTACCGATTTCAATTACTAATTCATTTGCCATCTTATTTGTTTTTAGTTATTATTTCTTCAATGCTATCTGGAAACTCTCTCTTCAGCTTCTTTAATAAGTTCTTCTTATTAAGAGCTGGAATATATAAACAATCTTCCTCAACATCCACTCTTCTATTTGGTTCTTTTACATGCATTACAAAATCTTCTTTTTTAAACTCTGCTTTCTTGATTTCAAATGTCTTCTTATTTACTGAAAACAATGTATGTCCTCTGTGTGGATTTATTGAACCAATCTTTTTAACTTTTTTCTCTACTTCTTTTTTTCGAGTCTCCTGTACCTCTTCGGTAAATTTTTTATTATCTAACATACTTTATGGTTTTAATTTACTTCAATTTACTTTGAAGAGTTTATTATTGAATCATTTTATATTACTTACTAATTATTGTTTCTCCAAGGTCTTGTAATAAGAAATTGTTGTCTTTGTGAAATAGTTAAATTATTCCAGTTGTTTAATTTTTTCCAGTTTGAGAATAATGTATTATTCTTTTTCTGTGCAGCTTTTCCATAATTTAAACCGATTTGGATAAGTTGATTATTTGTAAGTGATTTAGTTGCTAGTGACATAATATTATTTTTTATGATTATTTTTAATTATACCATAAAGATAATACGTTTATTTCACCCAAACAAGAAAAAGGTGAAAAGATTTTAAATCCTTTCACCTAATCTATATTACTTATTACTAATAACACTACCCTATTGCATCTTTCAACTCTTGCTTTAGTTCTGCTAATAGCTCAGGCTTCTCTTCTAAAAGTATTCTCAACTTCTTTGCACCTTGAGCAATTGATTCGCCATTGTACTTAATATAAGCACCTTTCTTTTCCAATATACCTTCAAATACTAATGCCTCAACTAGGCTAGTAATCTCATCAATACCTTTACCGTATATGATATTGTCTTCAATAACTTTAAATGGTGGCGCTATCTTATTCTTAACAACCTTAATTAATTGTTTGAATCCAATAACATCTTCACCTTCTTTAATTACTCCCCTATTCTTTACTTCTAATCGCTGTGTAGCGTAGAATTTTAAAGCTTTTCCGCCTGTTGTAGTCATGCTAGGACCATACATTGCTATAGTAGATCTTAATTGATTTACAAATAGTACTGTACACTTGTTAGTAGATGCCGACCCAGTAATTAATTTCATACCTTGAGACATCATTCTAGCTTGTAATCCCATCTTAACCTCTCCAGACTCTCCTTCAAGCTCTGCTCTTGGAATCATAGCTGCTACTGAATCTACTACTATTAAATTAACGTCGCCAGTATCTATTAAAGCCCTAATAGCTTCTATAGCTTGCTCTCCAAATGAAGGCTGACTAATATATAGATCGTCTAAATTAATTCCAATTAGCTCACAATACTCTGTATTTAGTGCATGCTCTGAATCAATGATTGCACAAACTCCTCCAGCTCTCTGTACTGATGCTACAGCTTCTAATGCTAACCCTGTTTTACCAGCTCCTGATTCAGCATAGATTTCAATAATCTTACCTACTCCATATCCACCTCCTAGTGCTGCGTCTAATTTTGGTCTACCTGATGAGAATGTTTCTACATCTAAGTTCTTGTCGTTCATTTTCATAACGACCTTCTCACCAAATCTTTTCTCTAGTGCTGCTAATGCACTTGTTATAGCTCTACTCATTTATCTTTGATTTAAAAATTCTTCTAAGATTCTTTGACCTTCTTTAAGATCATAACCTTTATCTTCACAGAATTCTTTAAAGCTCTCTTCTATTTGACCTTTATCGAACCTCTCTATTACATCAGGAACATCTATATCACTATCGTTAAATTCGAACTTCTGTTCATACTTTAACTTAATATCTATTCCAGTATCCTTAAACATTGTCTTATCTAAAGCTTTTAATTTTGACTCTTCTCCTATAAATTCAAATCTAATAGTATCAGAACTATTTTTATGTTCTTCTATTAATGACTTAATGTAAGAGTTATCTTCTTTATCTAGGTTGATTACTATCTTATTAAAAGACTTAAATCTTCCTTGTACTAATCTATATGATAGATCTTCATAGAGTACTGTAAATCCTTTGTTAGAATCTTCTCCAAAACTCCCTTGAATAAAAGATGGTAGATGTACAATATCTTTTGATATCTCATGCCAGTTATGATAGTGCCCTAAATAAGTCTTCTTCCACTTCTTCAATAACTTTTGATTAATAGAAGTCTTCTCACTAGTTCTACCTAAGTTTGTAGAGCCTTGCATTTCAAAGTGACTAATCAATATATCAGAACCCTTATGTTCTTCTAACATTGGTATTAACATATCATCTGAAAAGAAAGGTAACAATGTAATCTCTACGCCATCTATATAGATATCCGATATCGACCTATGTAGCGTTACATTTGGATGATGACTAAATACATCTAAAAAAGAATCGAAGCTATTATATAAGCTCTTATCATGATTTCCAGGTATCCAATCTGATTCAATATTTAATTCTGATAATTTAGATAACATAGTATCTAATGTTAATAGAACCTTTTGTCTTTGAAAAGTTCTTGAATCAAATAAGTCTCCAGCAAATATTACTCTTTCAATAATATTCTGTCTCGCATACTCTAACATATAGTCAAAAGCATCTAAGATATCTTGTTCGTTACCTGTCTTTAAATGACAGTCGTTAAATATTATCGCTAGTGGCTGCTTCATCTTCTATAACTATTTCTCCGTTTGAATTAATTAGTTCGAAATCCCTTTCATCAAAAACTTCAACTCTATTTCGATTAGCAAAGTTCATCTTTACTTTTTTGAAAACAGATTCACTTAAGTATAATGTTGCATGGCTTCTACCTACTATCCAGCTAAATGAAGAGAATACTTCTCCTGATTCTGAATTTCCTTTTAAGATATCTACTTTACAACCCATCTTCATATTAGATATGAATGTTTGATCATCGTCTTTATTTACGGATGCTACAAGCTCTTCATCTACAAAAACCTTAAAGGCTGTCGACTTCTTAACATATACCTCACCACGCTTTTGAGCCTTTGGAAATATAAAATTTAAAGCTACCCAAAGAGCATTTTTTTCTTCTATTTTACTCATCTATTAAGTTTAAAAAAGCCTATCGTTAAATAGGCTTTTGTTAGTTATTTTATTCTATTACTTCTTTAATAATGCTCCTAATTCAGCATCTAAGTCTGAACCCGATACTTCACTATCATCTGGAAAAGGTAATTCCTCTTCCACCAATGTTAAGTCATACCATTTTTCAACATCTTCTTTTGAAAGCTTTGGCATTTCCTCACCATCTTCATAGTTATCTTCAATGTAAGCCTTAATAGCTTTCTTCATCTTAATTTGAGATGGTCTTGATTCCTCTGCTATTTGTTCAGAAGTAATCTCCTCTACCCTTTCAGCTTTCATTTCTTCAGCTTTAGGTGCTTCAGCTTTAGGTGCTTCAGCTTTAGGTGCTTCAGCTTTAGGTGCTTCAGCTTTAGGCGTTTCAGGTAAATTACCCAACTTACTACAAACTTTTTCTTCTACTTCTCCAACAAACCAATCTGATAAATCTTCAAAGAATCTTTTGATTTTCTTCTTATCAGAAGTTTTCCAAAATGATTTCTCTTTAATAAATTCTGGAGCTACTACAACACCTTTCAAATCAATCTTCTCACCATCTTGTCTAAAAGAAATACCTTGAGCTCTCTTACCGTCTTGACCTGTAAAGTCATAAGGCTTAATGAAGAGACTCTTTTCTAAATCCATTAATAGTAATGCTTTCATAAAGCACTGACTATATTGATTGTTTGTTGAGATAGACATGATATATCTTACTCCACTTGAATCGACTGTTACATTAATACTCTCGCCGTATTTATCATGCGTACGAAATTCTACTCCAACTATATTTCCCGTTAAGTCTGCATATCGAGCTCCTTGTCTAGCACCTGTTGTACCGTCTGCTCTATTAAACTCTTGAGTAGCATAGCTAGGATCTGTCGATTCTGCTTTTCTATCCCAAATAAATCCGCCAGCTACGGATAAATACATGCTGTTTCTTTTTTCTACTTTACCTAATCCCATAATTTAAAAATATTTAGTTATTACTATTACTTGAGGGTTTCTGTTTGTTGATTCGAAGACACCTCTAATCTTTGAACTTCTTTTTTAATACCTTCGTTTACTTTTTGATAAGTTTCAAAATACTTATCAAATGTAATTGTCGTTTCTTTTAACTCTACCTCTACTGTCTTATCTAAGATAATTCTAAAACACTTCTCTAATGTTATTCCATATGCCTCAGGTCTTTCTGACTTATGCCCCTTATTAACTCCCTCTTTAACAGTTGAAGTTCTAGCGAGGTCATACTTATTACTACCAAAGCTATGTGTAATTACAAATTCTTTATACTCAATTTTCATAGTCTTATTTTTTAATAAAAATTCCATTAATTTTCCCTTCTATCATACCTTCAACATATTCAGTTGGAGTAGTTCCATTTACAAGTCCATTTAATTTTCTAGACTTATCTTGCATAGACCAATATAATACATCTAATTGGTTAAAGTTCTTCTCAGCTTCAATGAATGCTTTCTTTAAATTAATCCATTCTACATCCGTTTCAAAGCATGCTTCCAATGCACCTTGTGTAATCTTAACTTTCACATCTTCGTTTTCAACTCTTACAGTATAGAATCCTGAATTATTAGCTGCCTGCTTTCGCAACTTAGCTTTATAATTCCCTTCATAGATTTTATAATCCATTTTAGTTATAGCCATTCTAGCTTCAACCTCTGCTTTGATTAATCCAATTCTATTTACTGCTGCTGATATCGTAACATGCTCTCCAAAGATATTACCTGTATCTATGATCGTTAAATCATCTACATTGATACTTCTATCTAATGAATCATGTTCTAGTGTTATAGGTTCGTTACCTATGTGAATTGTATACTTCATATTACTTTATAATTTTTAGTTTATTATTAATTTACCAATTTACTTTATTTAGTAATCTAGTATCTACCACTATCTCTCTATTCGCTATCATACCGCCAATAAAATGTGTGATTACTGTAGAAGTTTCATCTTCTTTATTCTCTATGAATACTCCCTTACTTTCTACTTTCCCTACTTTCCAAATTACTTTATCTCCTATTTCCATAATATTATAAGTTTTGATTTTCTAAAAACAATGATTTGATTTTTAATTCTTTCCATTTGTTTAAATCGCATGATAAGTGAAAAAAGTTTTCTCCATTTCCAAATTCGAAAAGTACTTGATAAGTGAAATCTTTAGTTTCATCAGTGTAACCTCTTGTTCCCATAAAAGAGAAGTGATGAGTTTTGCTATCTTCAAATCCTAATTTAATAAGCTTCTTACTGATTGCATTATAAATAAACTCTTCGTTTTTCTCTGAAATCTTAATCGTATTTGTTACTGTCATAATATATATCTTTTTAACTACACTATAAAGATATAGGTTATTTAACATACAAACTAATAAAATTACAATTCTTTTTAAAAAATTTATCTTGGAGAGATGATACCTCTTGCTAATAGTAGCGTTCGAACTCCTTTCCAATCTATAAAACTTCTATCTGAAATAGCTGGATTATATATTAAAGGAATACCTAAACAAGTATCATCTATAATTAAGTCGCCATAGGCTTTTGGACTATCTGTCCAACTTTTTTGAGAAGGATTGGTTTGTATTCCGTGTAATTTAATACCTCGTTCTCTAAACCAATTAATAGCTTCATTTAATCCGCCATCCTTTTCACATCTCATTGTAAAGAGAATTAGTTTGTTTCCATTTACAACTAATTCTCTCAATACGTCTGCTGCACCCTTTATGTCTGGACCTGATCCAGGATACTTATGTATCACACATGTTGAGTCAAAATCTATAAGTATTTCCATTTTTACATTATTTCTAAACGCGAATTTTCTTTAAAAACAAATTGATTTGCTTTCGAATATTTTGGATCATATTTTAATTCTCCACTAAATATCGCTAAAGATTTTTCACTACCCTTTAATTGGTCTTTAAATATTTCATATTGTTCGGGCCAAATTAATACTTTGAACAATTTATAATTATGCTCCACTAATAGCTTTGCATACTGTCCATTCTTACTTCTTGCTACTTTACATTCAACTATATATCCACCGAACGATCTCCAAATCCCTCTCTCTTGAGGTCTTGATAATTCTGTAGGTGTACAAAATGCTGAACTAATACCAACTTCTTCTGACATTTGTTTATAATCAATAAAAGCTAATCCTGTTAAATTCTTTTGTTGTAACTTCCACCACCATAACTCATGTATCTTTCCATTAGTATAAACATCTCTAGCTGGATTAGATACTTTAACTCTCTTATATATTCTATATCGTCTAATAAGATTCATTCTACGAGTCTCATTACCTTCAAAGTTATATAGATTATCAAAAGCTCCTGATGTTATTAGAGCTTCGTATGTTTGCTTCTTAACTTTAGAACCTTTAAAAGTATGTCTAAATAAGAAATCAGCAAATGATTTATAATCTCCTTTTTCTTTTCTCTCGTTGATTATCTGCATTGCTGTATCTTCACCAATTCCTTTAATTGATTCTATTCCCCAGAAGATAGTCGATGTCTCTTGTTTAGACATCATACTAATTCCTGATTCATTTACATCTGGTGGCTTAATACCTATTTGCTTTGCTTGTAATATCTCCGATAGATAAGTTAATGACTTAGCTTCATCTGCGTAATCTAATGCTACCGTCCAATACTCTATGGGATAGTGTACTTTTAAATACTGAGATACATATCCAGTCATTGCATATGCTGCCGAGTGACTCTTATTGAATCCATACTTAGCAAACTCTTCTACAGCTTCCCATACCTTTTCAAACTCTTCTGATGTAGCTCCTTTCTCTAAGAACCCTTTCATTACAGTTTCTTTCCACTTTAATAATACATCTAGCTTCTTTTTACCCATTGCTCGACGAACATCATCAGCTTCTTTCATTGTTAATCCTCCAAGTTCTACAAATACTTTCATTACTTGTTCTTGATAGATTAATAATCCAAAAGTATCTTTCGCTATATTCTCTGTTCCCCAAAGATAACTAGGCGCTCTACCTTCATTCTTACACTTAATATATATAGTGTGGTAATTATTCTCCATTGGTCCTGGTCTATATACAGCTACTGCAGCAATTAGATCCTCGATTCTCTGAGGCTTTAATAGTTTAGTATATTCTGTTAACCCTGTTGAACCTAATTGAAATACATCTCCATTCCATCCGTTACTAAAGTATCTAAATACTTCATTATCGTGTGGTAAATTATATATATCTGGAACTTCCTTTCCATTCTTATTAATTAAAGTAAGTATATCTGCAAATTTATCTAACTGTTTAATACCTAATATATCTTCTTTTAAGAATCCTGCATCATCCATTTCTCCTCCACTCCATTCACTTACAATTAATCCTTGTTGAGTTCTTGTTGGAACCCATTCTCCAGAACTCATAACGCCTGGAAAGATAATTAATGCACAAGGGTGAATTGATTGAGTCTTTGGTTGATTTAACAACGTCGGTAACATATAGAATAAGTCTGAATTGTCTTTAATAAACGCTTTCAACTTAGGTTCTATCGCTGCTCTTTTAATTACATCTAATAATGAGTTATCACTATTCTCTAAAATAGCTGTCATTAAGTTTGATTCCGAAAAATCAATAGATGCAGTTCTGGCTAAATCCTTAACAAGGCCTTTAGCTTTCATAGTTGTATGTGTTCCTACAGAACATACTTGCGCTCTTCCAAATCGACGTTCCATATAAGCTTTTATCTCAGCTCTATCTCGTCCACAAAAATCTGTATCAATATCAGGTAAACTACCTCCTACTAATTTAGGCTTAAGTGATTCTACTATTTTAACTATCTTCATATTAGTTTATTATTATAAATTCATCCTCTAGTTCATTATTAATACTGAATAAAACTCCCCTATATCTAAGCCCTTCTTTGATCATCTGATCATTGGTCTTTGTAAGCCAATGACACTCCATTTTCATTTCATTTAATATCAGGTGTAAAGTCCATCTATTTGCTTCATAAGTTGTAGGTCGAGTCTTTGTCTGCTCTACAAAGTCTGCATATATCTCTTCTAATGTCTTTAATATATTCATCTTATTAGTATTTTATAATTTCATCTCCTTCTTTTACTTCATGTGAGAATAGAATCATTTCTTTTCCATCTCTCATAACTCTAGCTAATTCTCCTTCAGCTAATCCAATCTCTTTTCCATCTTCGTCTTGATATGAAAAGTATGGCCTATCTTCCCAAGCTCCCATTCTACCTGAATTCAAAAATCTTTCAAATAGTAAATCGAAATCTAATGGATTAACTTGTATAATACCTAGTAGATAAGCAACTAAACTACCTCCTGCAGATCCACGACCTATTCCAGTTAGCATGTTCTTTGATTTAGCATATCTTATAATATCATATAGAGATAGGAAGTAGTCAATTACATCTCCAGCTTGTAATACTTCGATTTCGATCTTTAATCTATCTATGTATTTTTGTGGTTCTGTAATATTTCTTTCTTTAAACCCCTTCTTTATAAGAGACATGAATAAATCATTGTTCGTTGGATAGTGCATTTCTTCCTCTGTAGTCATTTCGTACTTTGGAAGATGTCTTGTCTCTGTATCATATATAAAGTTACATCCTTCAACTAACTCTGCTTCTGAATCTAGTGCTTTATTATATAGACTTACCCAAGTCTTATTACCTTTTTCAAACATGTTAATCAATTCAGACGCATACTCTGTCTTACTTTTAAAGTATTGATTATCTGTCTTTTCATCGAATGCTTTTGCAGTTGCCCACATAACTTCTCTAGTCTTCCAATCTGCTTTCTCTAAATAGAATGCATCTGTTATACTAATTGGCTTATGATCACTCTTTATCCATAGCTCTAAGTTGTCTAAGTATTCGATGTCTTTCTCCTCGTTTAAAAACTTTACAGTATCCAATTGATAGAAATCGATTCGACTTGATATACTCGTAGATAATGATCCAAATTTCATAGTCTTTGGATCTGCCACTATATATAGATTATCAGAATTGTCAATCAAGAACTCTTCTTCTATATGATGATCTTTATCTACATTCAACTTTGAATTAAACTTTAATAGATTTAACCAGCCTTGAAAGTTTCTAACATATAGCTTAACGTCATATGATTCAATACCCTTAACTGGAATAGTCAATCCTATGATTGATTTGATTCCATTTTGTTTACATTCATTTTGAAATATTAAAGCTCCTCCTAATGTATTTCTCTCACATATTGCTAAGTTGTCGATACCTAAGAATTTAGCTTTCTTTACCCAATCAGGATATAGACCTACTCCATTCATCAGCTCATAACCAGTTCTCATTCCTAAGAAAGATTTTGTAGGTAACTTCTCTTTTGCACTACCTATATATTTCAATTCTTTTAATTGAGCTTCTACTACATCACTATCTTGAATGTACCATCTACCTCCAAATAGGAATACATATCCATCTACATCTTCATCATGATCCATACCTTGTATAAATTCCATGTCCATGTCGAATAGATCTCTCGTACTATTTGTAATGATCTTATAAGTGTTATTATTTAACACTAAATAATCTCCATCGATTTCATAATCTAGGAGACTTACTATACAATATTCTTCTAATTTCTTTATAATCATAATTTTGTTTTTTGTCGTTTGAGTAAGAGTCGAACTTACGTCTCTACTAATTCTTTAGTTAGCTTTACCTTTAAGCTATCAAACGTTATTAAAGCATAAAGGTAGGAATCTCTTCCTACCTATACAACTTTATTTTAATTTATTTTTATTAATCTTTAAATTCACTGAAATCAGTCCATCCATTTTCCTTACAAGTAAGTACTAGATATCCTATTAAATCGGCGACATCATTCTTTCTAAGACTTGATGAATTCTTAACTCTACTTAACTTGTCGTCTAATCTCTGACCAGCTTTACACTTACCTTTAAAAATATCTAAAGGATCTAATACGGCATTTCCATACTTCTCATTCTTATATTCTAACAAGTCTGCTATTGATTCTGTGATTTGTGAAAACTCACTTTTCTTCTTAGTGTATAAATCATGTATGTCTAAATATGTACAATGAGTAAATGTCTTAGGTGATAATTGATCCCTAAACCATTTTATATTATATCTTATAGCACTTTTCATAGATGTTTCTAAATTGATATCTAATAGTTCAGCTAGCTTCACAGAAGACTTTTTATAGTCTTGAAAAAACTCTGGATACTTACCTTCTGTAATACCATATACTACTGGATTACTTGTATCAGCTGATTCAATCCACTTATAATCTACGTATGCTCTATATTCAGTAGGATGTAAACAGCCTAAAATATGATGAGGTTTGCTTTCATCAATAATCTTATCTGCAACCATCTTCGCCAATATCGCCTTTCTAGCATCTGCTAAATCTTCTCCATCTTTTGAAACTTAGTAAAAAAGTCTTCTACTGAAAAAGACAATTTATCTACTAAAGGTAATAACTCCATATAGCACTTACAATAGTCTTCATAATCACGACCATGAACTACTCCTATAGTTGGTGTAATTTTGATTGCATCAGACCATGACTGGGCTGCGAGTACTGTCTTCTTTCTATCATTTCTATAATCAGGCAATATAACCTCTGTAGGCCTTAATTGTCTAATCCAGTATAGATATGATGCATTCTCCATTGGCTCTCCTAATTCAAAAGCACTATTATCTAAAATAACTTTTCTACCTGCCTTTAAAGATGCTTTATAAAAGTTAAAATAATCTGGATTTTCTTCAAATAGATGTACTAATGCATAATCATAATCATTAAAATCTCTTGACTCTTCCAACATTTCAGTTGGTACTTCATGACTTATTTTAAACATCCTTCTTCGCTTTTATTATGTTAATTAATTGCTCTAATCTTTCTTCCCTACTACCTGTGATTGTATGAAATTGAGCTCCTTTAGAATACTTCTTTATACCATTAAAATACTTCTGCATTGCAGTATCTACATTTAATTGATATTGAGAATCTGTATTTCTTAAATCATTTCCACCTTCTGATATCTTAAATTCAATTGGAATGTAAATATAAATACAATCCTCTGCTGTAAGATAATCTCTATAGTGATTAATAAGATTAGATAAGATAACTTCGTTATCAGAACCACAAACCTTTAAATATGCAAAGCTGTCTATAATGCTTCTTGATGAGATAAAATTCTTATCATTTACATATTGATTTAAACAGTATAATAAGATCTTATCTTGAAACTCATTATAATCTGGATTTGCTGAATTCTGAATATCTGGATTCTTCTCCAAGAATTTTCTTGAGTATGAATCTTTGATTTCTAATCCAAGTTCTTCTGGTATGCTTGTAACTAATGTTGATTTACCAACTCCTTGTGCTCCACATAAAAATATTCTCATTTCTTTAAGTATGTTAATACTTCAATTGTTTCTATCGATTCTCTACCTCTTGAATTATCTGCTGATAGATCTTTGATCCATTCTTCAATAACCTCTGGTGTAAAGAACTCTCCAGGTTTATTACCCTCTTCATAGTATTGATCAATATTAACTCCTGTAGCTCCTAAGATAGCTAAAAACTTTCTTAAGTCTGGCTTACATTTATTACATTGACCATCTTCTAATGTTGGATGATAACAACTAAAGCTTTCTGTTAATAATAATTTAACTGCATTCTCTGTTCCTATATTTCTATCTTTACAATATATTAAGAACTTATTTACAAGATCTTGTTTTGTATGATCTTTATATTTTAAGTTTACATGAATATCTCCTTTAGTATTCCAATGACTAGCATACATATGTGTTAGTAATTGAGAAGATAGCTCTGCGAACTTATAATCTTTATCTGTAGACCTGTCTCCTAATGTAGCTCCTATAATAATCTCTTCTCCGAAATTAGCAGCTATCATAGCAAAGTATAAATTTCTACTTGGAATAATCATATTAGATAATTCAATTTTAGAATGATCAATAAAATCTTCTACAAATACTAACTTATCATAACCTATTGATTTTAGATAATTCATCTCTAATGTACTATAGTTTGATCTGTTATCTATAAATAATAACACGTCAGGTTTCTCTAGCATATTGATGATGTATGAATCCATTCCAGAAGAGAACAGTAAGACTTTCTTACCCGTTCTCTCTACCATATCTATATGATTAAACATTGTCAGAACTTCCAAATCCATTATCTCCTCTTTCTCCCTCTTCAATCTCATCTACGAAAGAAACTTCAGCTCCTATCATCTTGTAAACAATCATTTGAGCAACTCCAGTTCCTTTCTCAACTACTTGAGAAGTGTCTGAAAAGTTATAAACCTTAACACTTAAGTCTCCTCGATATCCATTATCAATAACTCCTAAATGTGGTTGTAAGCTTTTCTTAAATCCTAATCCTGATCTTGGTTCAATTCTAAACCAATAGCCTGGTGTTATTCCAGCTAGTTGTAAACCTACTGAAACTACCTTAGAACCTCCTACTGGAATTTGTATATCCTCTACAGCAAATAAATCAAATCCTGCATCTCCTGTTAAAGAGTTACTATGATTCTTTGTTGGTAACTTTGCATCTACATGCGTCTTCTTAAACTTTACTTCCATATGTTATTCTATTTAGTTTTTATTATCTTTGTTTATATGCAAATTCAATATTCTTATAAAACTCTGATCTAGTCGAATCTCTATCAAAGAACGCTCCAGTTAATTTCGCTGTTTGCATACTAGCTCCCTGATGACTTATTCCTCTACAACTTACACAATTATGTCCAGCTGATATATGTACCGCTACACCTAAATTACCATCACAAATTTCATCTACTGCATTGTGAATAGCTACTGTTAATTGTTCTTGAATAGCTCCTCTTCTTCCAAAGTGTTCTACTATTCTATTTAGCTTTGATAAACCAACTACCATACCTTCACTAGATGCGATGTATGCTATAGATACTTTACCTGTAATCGTTTGATGATGATGACTACATTGAGATATCAAAGGAATATTTGACTCTTGTACAATAGCTCCATATCCATCACTTGGAAAAGCTGTCACTGCACTCATGTTTTCATATCTTCCTTTCCATAGGTCATTTACATATGCCTTAGCTACTCTTCTTGGTGTATTGTTTGAATTAGGATCATTCTCCCAATCACAACCTAATGCTGTTAAAAACAATCCATAAGCCTCTGCAGCTCTCTCAATTATAACATGCTTTTCATGATCAGTTAGTTTAGCATCAAGTCCGAAGTCATTATGCTTAGCTGCCAACTGTAGTGAAATGCCGTTAGCATGTCCTGGTTGAGCTATTTCTATATTACCTTTTTTATTCTTACACATTCTATTTTTAGTTTTTAATATTATACAAATCTCTCTTTATCAAATGCGATAATGTGAGGTCTAAAAGTTGCTCTAAATCCTGTAGTTTCAACATACTTCATAATCTTTGGATAAGATATCATTAGAGACTCTCTCGAATCACCCGCTGGCATAAACCAAACTTTACTATCTTCTACATCTAATACCTTTAGATAGTCTAAGATTTCTTGAAGTTCTTTATAATCACTTCCACTCCATACTGGCTTGATGTGATAGTCGTCATGATAAGCTATACTTTTTTTAATAGCCTCTGTATTCATTCTAAACTTATTATGTTGCTTAATCATCTTCTCATTAGTCGCTACTCCTAATGGAGTCATTACTCCCAATACTGGAACTGAATTTTCGAACTTTGGACTAATCGATAATAAGTTAATTGGATAGTCAGTTTCTAAGAAATGACTTCCTTCTGTTTCGATTGTAATAAAGATTCCATTTTCATGAGCAAAATGTGTAAGTTCGTTTACTAATGCTCCGTGCATCGTTGGACTTCCTCCTGTTAACATCATCTCTTTAATATGTGGATTCTTTTCATATGCTTCAACTATATTATTAAAGCTATATTGACCCTTCTCAGGATGAATACTTGTCTGCCATGAATCACACCAACCTCCAGCTCCAAAGAAACATCTATGAGTACATCCTGTAGTTCTTATTACTACTGTTGGATATCCTGCT